ATTGTCTGTAGTTTACAGGCAAGTGCTGTTGGTATTACCCTAACCAAAGCACACACGGCTATATTCATTGAATATCCGTGGTCTCCCTCTCTTATGGGTCAAGCTGAAGACCGTATACATCGTATCGGTCAAACACAACCTTGCGATATTGTATATCTTTATGCTAAAGATAGCATTGATGAATACAGATTGCGAACTCAAAACATTAAGAAAACAATTATTAATCATGCAATGAAAGAGGTACAACTATGACAACTGTTGCAAAAATGAACTTGACTATTACTAACTACATTTCCGCTTTATCTGATAAAGAACAATTACGTTTCATTTCTAACTCTTTAAAACAAACTAAAGTATACGCTGCAACTCCATCTGGTGTAGCTCGTGCTATCGAAGAATTCTCTGCTTCTAACGTAGGTAAAGACGCAGTAGATGCTATCAAAGTTCCAGTAATTACTTTAAATGAAGAAACTGCTAAGAAATTTGTATTTGTTTCTAAATCTGGTACTGTTAAAGTACGTGATTTACAACAAATCGTTTCTATGGCAATTAAAGCACGCACTAAGAAATACATCGAACGTGGTGCCGAAACATCTTATCTTCTTATCCAAGAATTAAAACGAATTGACCGTGAAATGGGTACTGAGTTCTACGAACATTATAAAATGACTAACCCAACTCCAGTAGTTATGGTTCAAGCACCAGTAGAACCTACAGAAGAAATAACTCCTGAGACTCCTGTTGAAGAAACAGTTTCTGAAGAAGTAAATTCTGCTGAAGTTTCCCAATAATCCAGTGGGGAGCTTCGGCTCCCCTATAAAAAAGAGTGATGAGGTGAAATTATGATAAAAGATATTGAAATTGCAGTTACATATACAGCAAATAGAAATCAACTTGAGGCATTACATTGGGTGGATAGATATACTGACTATAATGTATGTGAGAGTTTATGTTTCTTATTTCAATCTGAATACGATGTAATGGGAAGGAGAGGTTTTAAATATGATACGAAATGGTAGAGTAATAGTTTATCATACAGGCTACGTCAACAATATATTTTATAATGAGCTATTTACATTTACCGACTGCCATATTCAAGGATATAGCTTATTTTATTGGTTCAAACGTAATTACGGTATCAATGAAAATCATATTTACAAATATGCAAGGCGGTGAGTGATATGTTAGAAAATATTAAATGTACAGTCCATGGAGAAGTATATAAAAACTATATTACATTTATTCAGTATAAAAATTTTAAAGCAGTATCATCAACTATGGTACATGTTTTTACTATATTTAAACGTAATTATAGACCAGAAGGGACATGGGTATTCAAATATGATAGATAAACGGATACATGTAAATACAATGATGGGACCAGCTAGTACTACTAACGAACGTCTTAGAGACAAGGCAGAGACCAGTTTGAGAAGAAACTGGGATTGTGAAATTGATGATGAATTCAACTTTGATTATCGACGTGAATACGTTCGTGTATTTAGATACACAAAGGTGAAAAATGATACAATCTAATACATTAATATCAGTTGTATTTGTCCCTTGGAATAGTGCATTATTAAAATTACATGCACATGGTGCTACTTTTTTTAATATAGAAGATAAGTGTGCGGACAATACATTTGTCAAACAGGAATTAACAAATAATTATACTACCGATATGGGTGGTATATTTCATATAGAATTGGAGGAATAATATGATTAAAGAGGGTGATGTGCTATGGCTATATAGACCTAGATTATTTAATAATTATTACGGACTATCAGCGTTAGCAAGTAATGTGTACTATAAAAAAAGTTTATTATATATGCACAATTCCTTCTTTGGTATTATGTATGAGCCAAGACAATATTGTTGTTATAAAGTAAAGAGAGGTTAAGAATGATAGATACAAACAAAACGGTCGTGATGACTATTCCAACATATATACCTGCGTTTAATAGCATATCTGAAGCATATCTATCAATTCCATACGCTCAACGTGAAAGGAATGTAGCGATAGTATTTAAAGCAAAATTTTCAGCTACTGGATTTACTGTTAAAATTAATCCGTATAAGGTGGTATTATGTTAAAAACAAATGACAAAATGTATTTAATAGAAACTACTTGGGACAAAACAATACATCATTTATGCGGAAAAGTAGACAATAACGCTTTATATTATTATACAGCAAGGGATGAAGTATTTTTTATTATTAAACAGGCATATATAGTACAACGTGATTATTGTGCAGTGGGGGTATCGCATGTTTGTAAAAAATGATGGAGTAAAATTTAAAATTATGAACTATCCCAACTGTTTATCATATTATAGACATGTTGCTGACGAAGTATATAGAAATAGTTTTTCATTTATTGCTATTGGAACTTTGCTGGTTCATAATTATAATCATGGTCAAAGTGGTCAAGGAATGGTAATAGGAGCTAAGTATGTTAAATGCTAACAAATTATTAAGGAGACAGTTTGTTTTATCTCCACGTTCAAAACCTAAAGTTAGTGGGTTTTATAGTCATACTACTGTATCGCCTACAACTTATAAAACAGATATACAACATGTATTTGAATACAGCTACGAATGTATAAATAGATATGCAATAGTGAGGATTAAATTATGATTGATATAAATAAACTAATAGCATTTACAGATTTACGTAAAAGGCAAAATATTAGACGTAATAATGAATGTTTGCATGATAAAAAATGTATACAAGGCTATCATAAACCTTTAAGAGTGTTTTGTTATATATATGGTGAAGTATATGCTTATGATGTAATTAGACCTTTTAGGTTGCAACTTATTCAGAGGTGAGCGTTGTGATAAATAAATACAATACATATAAAATAAAGATTGCTGGCAAGAAATACAAAAAATGTATCGCATTGCCAACAATGTTTCAAGACCCGTATGAATATAGCATGAAAGATATGTACTTAGCTGAATATAGTGTTAGTAATATTTATAAAGTATATATAGGTAATCGTTGGAGGTAACATCATGGTTAAAATATCAAATAGATTTATATCTGTGACAAAACCTTATCCTTATATTCCCAATCTAATGAGATTATATAATATAAATGAACAGATAACTTGGAGAGATAACGCAGATATATTATATAAAAGTATGTATACAAGTACATGCTCTTCTGTATCTACATTTAAAGTTGGATTATATTGGAGTTAAAATTGATGGGAGGGATTAAATGCAAAGAAAATGTCATTGTTGTAATACATTATTTGAAGTACATGGCAATCAAACATTATGTAATGATTGTCAAAACCCAGAAACTAGAAAGACTTTTGAACCACCAAAAGATGAATTAACTTGGCAACAAAAGTTTGATATTAAATGGTCAAAATACGATGAAGAACATGCTAACGATGGGCAAAAATTAAAGGCTGGTGCAAAAGCAGCTACTCATTGTGCAGTATGTGGTGTTAAATTACCACCGATTAAGGAACGTAAATATGGGAGGGTGTGCAGTAATGCATGCAAAATGAAACGATATGAAAAGTAAAATTGTACATCAGTTTCAAGGATATATTAATGGTGTCGAATTTACCAATAAACAATTGTATTATGGTGTAGAATATATACTATCAGAAATTGAAAGTAAATTTAATATAAGCGTGCCTTATACTTTAGTAAAAGATTGTAGGGATGCCTTAGCAAGTATGTATGATGATATTGAAGAATATACTGCTTGTGAAATTGAAGCTGATTTAGCAAGCGATATTCACCATGCCGATACACTCACTAGAATCAAATTTGATAGAGATGCATGGTATCATGATAGATTTATAGAAATCAATCGGAAAATATCTGATTGGGATAACACCTATGGTAAAGACCCAATTGTCTATAATGAAATTAATAGTATTTAATGAAAGGCGGTGATTATCAAATAACAGGTTTATATTATTTATAGTATATTTTTGAGAAAGGATAATAACATGGAAACAAATTTAAAAGAAAAACTACAAGCTATTAATGTGAAAGATACTCACGCTCGTGCTACATTCCAATACGATAATCATGGTGTACAATCTTCTATTACAAAAGATACTACCATCTATGAATTGGCTTTACTTGGTGTTGAAGTACATAAAGAAATTGTTCGTCGATGTGCTAAAGAAGGATTACCAGCTGATGAAGTGCTTGATGTTGTTCGTGGCATGACAGAAATTGGTCTATACGAATTAGCTAAAGAACAGCTGAAATCGTTGATTAATGACGATGAAATTATCGAACGTATGTTAGATAGATAAAAAAATAAGCCCCTTAATTGGGGCTTTTTTTATGTCTATTTTTAATTTTCAATTTCTTTAATACGATTAAATCGTGCGAGCATATCTTGTGTAACACGAGACTCAATAGTAGTAAACCGTGTTTCATTAATCGTTTTCTGTTCAGGAGCAAAACCAGCTCTATCTAATAGGTCTTTAGTAGCTTGGAATTTAACTTGGTCTGAACGAGCATTGAGTGCTAAGTGATACATTTGGTCTGCCATTTCTTCTGCACGTTGCATAAACTTATCTTGTACTATTTGTTTCTGTTTTTCTAAGGCAATTTCCATTGTTTCTGTATGCTCTAATAACTTGGTAGGATAATTTGGTGAATATCCTGCTTCTGCTTTTGCTAATGCTGTATTACCAGTTTCAGCTTTTACACGAGCGTATAATTCTTGTTGAGCACTAGGCTTCGGTTTCTTCTTGTATTCCGAGGGTCTTGGCTTCTTCACACGCTCTTCTATATTCTTCCTCTGTTTTATATCCATGTTCATACCCCCATTTATAATAACGAATACGACCTTTAGCTTTTTCGACTTTATCTTGTTCTAATAGTTTATTTTGTATTTCATCATCTACATTTAAACCTAATAGATATTCTGGAGGGAACGCAGATAAAATACCCATCTTATCTTTGGTAACAATAAGACTGCGACATTTTCTTCGTTTAGTAGCATCTAGTTTTATCATTCCTTCTTTTTTCATTGCAATTACTAAACGTTTATATCGTTGTTCCCTACTATCCAAAATATAGTCGATACTGTCAAGGGGGATATAAGTCTTAAAACCAACATTGATAAAAGCTGTATTTAACAAACTCATAAAGAATAACCCCTTTCGATTAAAGATTGTAGTTGATGGTCTAAATAAGGGATAACTTGGCGTTGGTGTTCAATACCATTCATTTCAGCAATATAGAAGCCACCAACAGTAGGGCGAATACCACTTGCTTTACAGTAATCAGGATATACTTGGAACGAACCTTGATGTAATTCCCAAATCTCTTTAGCTACTGGTTTTTTAACGTATTTGTTATGCTCAATAACTAATTTAGGTACAGCATATGGTTCATGAAAATGTTCATACCATGTTACATCAGCATTAAAATAATCATAATGATTTTTAGCCTTTTTGTGTTTATGTAAGATGTGATGAACATAACAGTTTTTGTTTACATTAAAGTATACAATACCAAATTCACCTTTATACAAGTTTCGGTCGCCCAATAAACTTGCAATCATCATTTCAACATTAATAAAGGTTTCATTATACGCACGTGCACCATGATTACCTGCGATAATACCGATAAGCTGACCTGTTTCATATAGAGGTCTAATATCATCTACAAGATTGTATACTTGTTTATCACCACTACACCATTCTTCTAATACATTACCTTTAGAATTCTTTGTAGTAGTATTTGTGCTATCCCCACCTAATACAACTTTACAGTTCGGACCTAAGTATAATAGCATTTCAACCGCTTCTTGTAGTTGCTTGCGATTATTTAAGCCTTCATGTACATCAGACAATACGGCTAATGCACCTTTATCTGCATCTACACGTACTTGCATAATATGCTTTTCATAACTATCGTTTAGACTTTTTATTTTTCTTGCTAACACGCTTAATATACTCCTTCACATCATCATCAATCGTAGGGTCTTGTTCTATATAAAGCAAGATAAAATTGCGTAATTCTGGCAACAAGTATTGTAGCCCATTATCAATCGATTTGGTTTTCTTTTTAGAGTAACCACTTTGCCTTACATAGTATTCACCGGCTAAGACCTTTTTGCAAAAAGCCTTCCATGCTTTTGGTTTACACATCATAGCGTATGAATTGACCGCTTTCATAATCTTATTAATAGAAGCTGTGCGTGAAAGTTTATCAAAATATTTACTAGGGTCAGCAATTTCTGCTTTTTCTTTATTTTTATTATGTTGTCCTGTTTTATAAAACCATTTTTTATCATTACGATATGAGGTTGCGTTTTCCCATTCTTCACGTTTTTCCATTAATTTACGGACAGTAATTATTCCTCTTTCAGGTGTTTCGGCTGCATTTACAATATCAATATACCATTGGTCGTAATCTTTAGCCATTTGTTGAACCTATACCACCTTTACGCTCTGTTTCAATTTGTTCACCAGATGTATAATAACGTAAAAATACACCTTGTGCAACACGTTCGCCGTCTTGAATAGTTACTTCTTCATCAGTATTATTGTATAATGCAATCATAATATGACCTTCATTATCATCGTTATTATAGTAATCCGCATCAATAATACCAGTAGAATTCGATAACATTAAACCACGTTTAATGCCAATAGAAGAGCGGATGTAAATCATGAGCACTTCGTCTGGTCTCATAAACGCTTTAATACCAGTATCAAACACTTTAGTAGTATGAGGAGGGATGACCCCTCCATGTACTACGGAAATATCATATCCTGCTGAACTGGCTGTTTTACGTGTTGGTATTACACCATCTTTAATATAAGATACACGTTCAAAACCTCGCAACATATGACCTCCTATTTATTAATATTGACTTCAGTAACGTAATGCTTTTGACCGTCTTTTTCATAAGAGCGAGTTTGCAAGCGACCTTCTGCATTAACTGGTTCACCTTCGACTGCATTTACGTATTGGTCTGCAAATTCATTCCACGCTACGCAGTTTACAAAAGATGTAAATTGTTTAGTTTCACCTTTTACTTCTACTTCGTCAACACATTTAACAGTAAAGTTACATACTTTACCAGAACCAACTTCTTTGGTTTGAGGATTACGAGCCATAACGCCTTCGAGAATTACTTTGTTCATGTTTTACTCCTTAGTTAATATAAACTGTGGTATATCGTCTACCAAAATTGATAGCTTCATCGTAGCTATCTACAAAAATATCAATAACCCCATACACACCATCTGCCATTCTATCTGCTACCGTATATGGATTACCATCAATATACACCGTAGTGCCAAGTGGGTAGTCATTAGATGCAACGGCTCCTACATAGGGATATTCACCGTTAGCCATTACAGAACCAGTATGTGTATAAGCTGTAAGCTCTACACTAACTGGATATGCGAATGTAATAAGTGGCAACATTGCCAATATTGTTGTGATAATAAATAATCTTACCTGTTTAATAAAATCATCCTCTCTAAAAAGTTTCGGAAATAGTACGCAGTAATTCCCTACAAGCATCTGCTTTGGCTTCGTAATACCTCATGTTTAGGAAATCATCTTCTTCTGCATAATAATCACGTTTACTTAAATATATTTCTTTCTTTGTTTCAATCATGTTAGTGAAGACCGCCACATTGTACTTCATCGGTTTCTGTTGTATCGTATTGTACACACTCTTTTCCGTATTGCTCATTTAGATACCCCTTTCTATTCTTCTGATATTCTGTATCACGAGCTAACAATGTATTAACACGCTGGATAAAAGCTATAACTGTAACTTCTGATTGTATTTTACCATGCCTATCAGCGAATGTCAAGTCTATAATTGATTGTGGTATTTGGCATTCATACACAATATTAACAATACCGTCATCTTCGTAAAATAAAACAACTTGGGTTCCATCACGTGATAATCTGCCATGTCGCATCCCTTCCATAGCGTAATCATCATCCATACTATCTATACTGTGATACGTGGTATACATTGCAATGCGTATATCTTCTGATGCGGAACGTAGAAATTCAGCTTTATTGAATAACTGGTCGATATTATCTACTGGTTTATGTGTTCGATAATATTCGTTAATTTTTTGTATTGTATCAAAATACTCTGAAAGGTAAGAACTCAAATAAGCCACCCCCAATCCTATTCTTAGGATTACTAATATCATATGGTATATATTTAGTACCTATATTAATTTCAAGTGTACCCCATTCAACTGCCATATATTCTACTTTAAAAATCATTTCTGGCAATTCACCTTTTTCGTAATCACCAAGATTACGTATAGCGGATGGTGATAAGAAATGAGCAACACCTTGTTGGTCTACATGTACTGTGCCATATACCCATTCGTTATTTTTCTTCGCTCTAAATAGTGATTTCATTATTTTACCTTGTTAATACCATCAACAATCATATTAATATAATCTTGAACATTAGTTTTAACAAAATCGTTTGCACCTTGAATATTCTCAGGCGTTACAATATTAGCTACAGCCATACTAATTAACACCTGTTTACTTGGAACAAATACTGATAACAACAGAGTTGTTACAAATAAAATACCAAGGAATTTCGATGCTAATTTACTAGCTTTAACGAGCTTAGTATATGCTTCTCGTTCTTTATCATCTATAATATATGGCATATTAACAACATGGAATGTATAAAAACCAAGGCTAACTATACAACACAAAGACGAAATAAAAGCCAACATATTTGACGTTTGCCTAATACTATCTGCAATGCCAATAAAATATATCATCCAAGGGCTAATAATCGGTTCCATTATTATCTCCTAATTCAGCAATCACTGCAATAAGAATTGGTAAGATTAAAATGCTCAACCCACTAACAACAGTGCCAATAAACAACCATACGACTGTCATACCAGTGATACCAAACAATCCTAATAACCAACACACACCACCAACAATAGTTAATACAGATAATACTTTAGTTAAAATAGCACATACTACGGTGAGTAATGTTAAAATACTTACAATCATAATAATTAATGTATTCATGCTAATTCCTTTCTAACAGGTGTTTTAGGTTGTTTTTTATGAGATGTAAAATCACAAGAAGTTTCCTTACAACCTTCACACATGCCCATATTGCTTAAATTAATAATATTAGGATAAATTTCATTTAATTGTATATAAATACTACGTGCAATAGCTTGATGCTCAGGAGAAGCACGCTTACACAAACGCTTTGGTAAATATTCCAACCACGCTCTAAGATTACCACTAACAGTCATTGTTACATTTGTCGCTAATGGTAATACATAACTAGCGATTTGATAAGGAACACCATCTTCAATTAATTCTTGATATTTTTTAATTTGGTCTTCAATAATTTTATTCATGCCTTCTGCAATTAATGTCGCATTAACAATACCAGACCAGCTATGAAGCTGAGAATTAAAATAACCACTATTGCTAAAATCAGTACCACGTGTAGATTTGACAGTGAATGATAACTGTCTATGACGTGTGATTTGTGCTAAACATTTTTGAGACATTTCAATATCAAAAGATGCATATGCATGTTCTAATAACGATAAATGACCAGAGCTTACTGCACGAACCAAAGATTGTTCTGTTGTGTTCACGCCATAACACTGTCCCATAGCATGGACAGGTATAGCTAATGGTGTATGATTAATCAATGCTACTTTCATGTTTTACCTCGTATTTTATCCACTTTCCGTTCAAATTAAATTCTAGTGTATTCCAATCAATATCAACCATGTCTATATCCCAATCAGGATAATACTCGTCATCAGCATATCCATCTTCATCGAATACAACTTCCCATCGTTCATAATAACGTAAATCTGTGATGAATAGATGAGCGTAATCTTCCTCTAATCTTTCATCATATGTGTCATATGGGGTACCATATACAACATCACCATATACTAATTTTCCATGAGTATCTTTTGCTCTAAATAAATGTTTCATAGCTACCTCCTATGCTTCTAGTGTAGCACAAGGAGGGGTCGGCTGTCAACCCCTCGCTGAGCAAGGCTACCGCACTGGACAATGACCGTCCTCACATTCGCCACTTTCATCAATTTCAAAATCTTTACCTACTGTTTGTAGTTCAAATTCATATTTATTGACTAATTCTGGGTCAAGCGGTGCCATTTTAGATTTTAATTCTAAGTATTGTTCTTTAGTACATTCTTCATAAGGCATCAAAGGATAGTAATCTTGATTTAGAGACAAGAATGAAATACCAACTACAT